GTTGAGTTAGGTTCTTACTAATCCACGAAAAGTAAAATACCGCCCTTAAGTATTCTTCGCTAGATAAACCAAAGTAACTACCAACGCTAGCGGCATCGGTAAATGAAACAAAAGACTGTGGAGGCAAAAGATTATTTGCTGTAAAAATTCGGGCAATTAGGTCGCGGGTAGGAACGACCGCACTATTACCAATTCCGGAGGTTATATCAACGTATCGCGTTAAACTAATAGACATCTTCTATACTCCTTGAATATCTAATAAAATCGGTAATTGTATTTTCTGGTCTACCGATACCCGGGTCGTTTGTGAAGTCAATGTGAAGTCAAAAGAAGGTGACGCTTCGAACTGGTCCCTATCGTCCACAAAGTACGGATTTACAATGTCCGTAACTCTCAAGATACCCACTCCCGAGGCATTCAGTATAGCGCGTGTATTATCGCTTTGCATAATACTTGCTACTTCATTGACGAGATCGGAAGCCGTATATTGATTTGGCGTGATCGGAAACTGACGAACTAGAGCGGAAATCTGGAAAGTTGTTTCATAGTATTGCGCTTCTTTGTGCGTCATCTGGTTTAACCCGGTATCCCACGTATCCCAACGTCCGAGAAATCCGTAACGTTTATTATTGACCTTAAAGAAATAAATCGTAGGGCCAGTGTTAGCGCCTTGTTGTGTTGGCTGATTCGCTTGTTTGGTAATCACATCCAAAAACCCGTCGGCGATTAGTCCGTTTTGGATGATCGGTAAAAATAGCTGTATGAACTGGTTGTCGGTCACGAAGGTTCCCCGAGGAAATTACCATTTCCGAAATTGACATAGGTGTTTGGGGGTGTTGAACCAAAACCCCAAACTTTAGCGTCGGAAACATCTGGCCCTATGTGAACGCATAGAACGCCCTTCCACCCATCTAATTGAAACCAATCGTTATTAGATTCGCATTGGTAGCGTTGACCGTTAAAAGCAATCTGATCGCCTGATACGTCCCTTGTAACGTCTAAAATATTATTAGACGAATAGAACGTAAAATAATCCTTTTGTAAATCTAACCCGTAAGCTTGATAAAGTTGACGCGGCACTGGCTGCCAACTTCCAACTAGAATAACCGGCGTGTCATAAATAGTTACGTCCTGACCGATAGAATTTAAAGTACGACCGGAAAAACGATAATAATTTAATGACTGTCGAGCGATAATGCTCAACGCCATATTAAGAAGGTTTTGTCCCGGTATACGTGCCATTATTCATTTTCCACAACGTTCGTCAATGTTGCCAACATTATACCCGTATCAACTAAGGGTTTGTCTAAATTTCCTACGGTCTTTTTGTTTTTCCTACGATTCAATCGCGCTTGAATTGTTCTCGGACTCAATGGGGGTGTCCAGATTAAAGAAATGGTCTTACGAATATCGCCAGCGGCTTTTAACCCTATAGCTTCTATCACGCTGTCAATGGCCTGATCGCCCTTAATAACTGCCTTGGCGCCCGATTCTGCAATCTTAACCCATTCATTTCGTTTGTTGAGAATTGTAGGACGCATAAAAGGACGAGGCGGAATGTTATGCGCTGGATAACCGTACTCTTGAATAGTGGCAACATAGGCAACCTGTGTTCCATCTGGATACTTTGATTTCTCAAACCACCCTACTTTCCCGACTTTACCTTCTAAATTCTTTAACGCAACTTCGAGATGTTTTCCGGCTTCCGTTTTCGTTCGAACGGTAGCTACCATACTCGCGATCGACCATTAGCGAAATTGCCAATTGTCGGTGAGCCGCCAATATAAAAACCGCCAACGGATTTAATTTGAAGTAAGGCTAATAGCTGCTGGCCGTATGGCGTAAGACCTAACCACCACTGAAATTGATTCGGCAACGGTGGGGGTGTCAATCCGACGGATACTTTATCGATCGTTGCAGTTTGCATCATCCCGGGTACTTGGCCAGCCGCAATCAAACCAGCCAAGTATACGAGATGTGCTACAAATAAATTAAGTCCATATTGACGCGCCCCATTTTGGAGTACGCCATAATTAGCCACATCTGACATATAATTAGTCGCCACGTCCCAATAGTTTTGTAATAACGCTTGCGAGTAAACCGCAGGATTACTGTATTGCGGGACTTGTTGGATAAACAAGGCGTAATCGAATGTCAAAATGACTGGAGCCATTATCTTTTACCTTTCGACTTTTGTTTACTAGGCGCGATCATTACTTCCTCTCTGATTTCTTCATGCGATTTCTTTTTGTAAATCGGCGCACCTTCTTCGCTGTACTTCCCTTTCACGAAATCCGCGGGAGTTATTGGCGCTGATCCGTCCGCAGGGGCCATATCTGCCGCCCGTTTTTCTGGATCGACCTTTTTTTTATCTATTGTAATAAAACCCGCCTCCATGTGCCTTTGGAACGACTTATTTTGCAATAAAATTTCGAGGTCTTCGTCGGAAACTTCGGTAACTACTCCGCGGGGAGTATGGATCGCGCCAAGACCACCACCACGGACAGGGCGAGCCACATTGTGACCGCCGTTAATATGGATTTTTTTACGTGCGATATTATAACCGCGATTTTTGTCGGCTTCCGTTTGCACGCCGTAATCGCAATAAGTTGTAGAATTTGAAGCAGTACAATAAACGTAAGCCATTATAATTGATTCCTTTTAGAAAATTAGCGTTATATCCCTTTCGAGTATAACGCTAATGTCTATATCGTCAATTAAATTCCGAACCAACGTGTTACTGCATAAGGACGCTTACACATTGCACCGGCGGTCGCGTTTGAATAATCTTCCTCATACGCTTTCGCAAGTTGTTGTACGCCTAATACTTGGAACTTAGTAGGGACAGGCTGTATCCACACTTTACCGCCATCGGTTGACATATCGTCAATTTTATCGGCTTGTAAATAGAATACGTTGTCGCTGCTATGTGCATTATTTAATTGAGGCGCAGATACGACGCGAATGCGTGGGTATGCTTCTCTCAACCAATCACGTACGGAAATACCGAAATCAGACGTTGTGGATAGGTAATCAACGGCATCTGTCGATATTGCGAGTGTTAAATCAATCTTTTCTGGATCGATTGTATCTTGTGACTGTGTACGTAAGGTAACAATTGCGGTACGAATGTCTTTGCAAATTTCTAAAAAGGTCTTAGTTGACCAAGTTGTGAAAGTTGAGGCACCCGCAGCAACTTGAGTATAGTCCAATAAACCGGGATCGTTTAAGAATCCGTAGGTATTATTGTCGCCTGCGTTGAAACCGTTAAAGCCGACATCATTACGGATGATTTCGAGAGACAGCGCCGCTGCTTCTCGCTTCATGCCCGCGTCGTCAACTTCAAGACGTGCCGAACGTGCCGCTTCTAAATTACCGACTTTCATACCTTCTTCAAAACGTACGACCGTACGATAGTTAAAGTTAGTATTCCAGCTTGATAATGGGACGTTTGTATAGTCGCCATAAGGAATCGCGAAACCCGTACGTTCTAACACGCCCTGTACGATCTGTTCGTCTTCCCAAGAGCCAGTAACCATCAGACCGATAATATCGTCGATCTTACGGGCGGCAGTAATCACAAATACAAAGCCGGGCAACCAATTTTGCAGGAATTGAACCGGAGTACCAACTGATCCGGTCGTTACTGTTGGTTGTATGGCGTCCATAGAATACATGGAATCCATTGCCGCTTTAGACTTCATCAATAGCCGGACTGTACGATCATCCATCGTAATACCGATCTTGGCTAATGACTTATATTGGTCTGCCTTAAAATCTTCTAATGATCTTACTTTCCCGCCGGGCAAATAAGAATGTACCTTACTAACACGATTCATCATGACTATTATTCCTTCCATTAGTTAGTTGGTTGACCTACGCCGGGGTTCATTGTAATAACCGCTAAACCTGCGCCCGCTACTGTAAAGTAATCGACGACTGCATTACCCCATGAGCTACCCATTGGCAATGATGTTCCCGGAGCAACGGTACTAATCGCACCGGTTGTTTGATCGTAAATAACCCAATCGCCAATCGCGGCTGCGCCCGGTAAGGTCACAACATAACTGCCCATCGTTGCACACTCTATTTGTGTGAAATTTGGTACGGTCAATGTCGGATTTAATGGGATGCCACCAGAACCGAATAGCGCTATATCTTTTGGATCAACTAATAGGCCGGCAAATACCGCGGTACCGCCAGTGTTACCCGCAGCACAAACGCCCTGACTTGTGATTGAACACATCGTCGCGCCAATAATGTTATTAGTCGCGTCTGTAGAATCAATCGAATAACTTTGCGCTCTCCAAGGACCGTCGGAATACTGTTCGCCGGGAACGCCGAAACCTTGTTGTAAGAAAACTTCAGATTGGAAACCCATAGTTATTTACTCCCTTTTAAATACGCGTCCACACAACTGGATTCGATTTGTTGATCTTTGGCGAAGGTCGGTACTGACTGTTTTGCGCCTGCGAGGAAACCTTCGAGTACGGAGGCTTCGTGACCGGGTTTGCAGTTAAGACCAAGCTTTTTAACGCCGTATTTGGCAACTTCGGAAAATGTCTTTTCGGCATGATCGAAGGTACCAATATGTTTTGATAATTTTTCAGCTAGGTTGTTACGACGGTTAATTTCACGCATAACAAGTTTAGCATCCATACCCGCTGGTTTTCTTGTATCACCGTCAGGTTTCGATTCGTCCTCATCTTCGCTAATATCGGCTTTTTCTTTCTCGGCGTCTCCTTCCGCATCGTCGCCCGTTACTTCGGCTTTATTAACAAATTTATTATATTCACCCTCTGCGTCTTTGGCGTCGCCTTCTTCCGCAGCTTTTTTACTTAATTCTTTCGAGGCTTCTTC